CAAGATTGTACCGAGCGCGACCGCGCAGCTAGTCAACTTACCAAAACCAAATAGCCAGGCTGTTGTTGCAGTTTATGACTTTCAAGATCTTACTGGCCAAAGAAAATCAAAAGACAATGTTGCTAGTTTTAGTACAGCTGTAACACAAGGTGCTGTTCACATTCTTATCCAGGCATTAAGAGATGCCGGTAGAGGTAACTGGTTTGTTGTTGTTGAGAGATCTGGACTTGATAATCTTAGCCGAGAAAGGCAGCTAATTGTTAATACCAGAAAAACCTACAACGGTGAAGAAGGTAACACCCTCAAGCCTCTTTTATATGCGGGGATGATCTTAGAAGGTGGAATCGTTGGGATGGATTCTAATATTAGAACTGGAGGATCCGGAATTAGGTACCTAGGGGTGGGGGCTAAAAATCAATATAGAGAAGATGTAGTCACAGTAAATCTGCGTGCGGTTTTAGTGCAAACCGGCGAAGTATTGTTAAATGTTACGACAACAAAAACTATTTTATCTACAGGAGCTGGCACCGACTTATTTAGGTTTTATGAATTAGGCACCGAGCTAGTAGAGATGGAATCGGGCAGCACAGGTAATGAGCCTGTCACCCAAGCCGTCAGAACGGCCATAGAAGCCGCTGTGTACGGACTTATTATGGAGGGTATGGAAAAACGCTTGTGGGACTTCAATTATGGTACACTAGACCTGGAGGACGACAATGAAGTGGATAAAGGTACTCAGTAGTACCCTCTTAATAATTCTATCAGCAAATGTATTCGCTGGGAATAACGACATCTATATTACCCAAACTGGGACGGGTCTTACTTTGACTATTGACCAGATTGGTGCGACAAACACAGTCGGTACTTCCGGAGCAAGAGCAACTTTAAGTGGAACAAGCATGACGGTTGATCTTGACCAAATTGGTTCTAGCAATGCCCTGGCAATAGCAATTGCACAAGGTAATTCTACAGGCTGGACTTATAAAGCAACAGGAGACAGTAACGTAGGTACGTTTGCTGTCGGCGCAACTGGAGATGTTGCAAACTCAGATTTTGATTTTGAGGCAACAGGAGACTCCAACATACTTACATTTACACAAGGAGACGCATCAACGGCTACAGGCGGTAACCAAGATTTTGTCATAAGTGGTACATCAAACGATGTTAATGTTAAATGTAACTCTATTGGTTGTATTAACAATTGGACGATCTCAGGAAACTCTAATGATATTGATACTTTACAATCAGGCAGCGCTGACCACGAAATCACTGTGGCTTTGACCGGAAGCAGTAATAATGTAGACGTTGACCAGACCGATACAACGAGCACCAATCTCGCAAATGTTATATCGACAACCAGCAACGGAACTATCGATATAGACCAATGCGCTACTGGCTGCTGATATTATTAATAATCGGGACTACTACTAACGCAAACGAGATTGGTGAAATCTCAGAGCTGCGCGGTAACGGAGAAATTCTTCGTAGCCAAAGCGATGACAAATTATTAGCTGAGCTTGCTCTAGGCATACTTAGTAATGATGACGTGCGGACAGGTGCCGGCAGACTGGCTATAGAGTTTGTAGACGATACGGTTCTCAAGCTTACCGAGCACTCAAACGTCGTAGTAGATGAATACATCTTTTCTACCACCGATCCATCTAAAAGCAAACTTGCACTGCGCATGGCCTCTGGCACTGCATCTTTTTTGTCAGGAAAATTGTCAAGAATTGACAAGAAAAACATATCCATAAAAACCCCTTCAGCAGACATAGCGATCCGCGGAACTTTTTTTTCAACTTCTGTTGATGAATTAGGACGCTCGTTGGTTATTCTTTTGCCGGATGCCAACGGTAATTCTTCTGGTGAAATATCAGTAACCACCTGGTCCGGTACTGAAATCTTGAATAAACCCTTCCAGGCAACAATGGTTTCTACCTTTGAATCTGAACCAACCAAGCCAGTAGTTTTGGGCAACCTTACCCTGGGCCTTATAAATAATATGTTGCTAGTCAACAAGCCACCTGAAGTGGAAGAAGCAATAGCAGAACAAGAAAACACAGGTAAAACAGATTTAGACAAAGATTTTTTTGAAGATGCTCCAGACCTAGACGAAGACTACCTAGAAGAGGAAGAAGAAATTAGCCGTCTAGACATAGATCTTTTAAGCTTTGATTTCTTGGTAGATCTGCTAGATATAGTAGAGGCTGGATCCAGAAAAAATAACACATCTGGCGGTATTCTTAACGGAGTCGAATTACAGGGTATAATACCTGGGTATGATCCTGTGTATCAGACGTACTCGTTTGTAGAAGGCAATCATGTGTATTTTGTACACCAGGGGTCAAACACATTTGACATAGCTCTTGATAAAGATGCTGCGTCTTATTTAAATATTAACACGGCCGGAATGATTATGGAGGTAGAAGTAAATGGTGCGGGCGATAACACTATTATTATTAATCAGTCTCCATAGCATACAAGCTTTTGCTGATAACACTGTGGTTGTACAAACCAAAGGATCTGGCTCCAGCATAACAGTGCAGCAAGTCGGGTCCGGTAATGTCACCGGCGTTTATTGTGGCCTGGGCAGTTTTGATAGTAGCCTGGTCAACACACACAATTGTGACAACGCAACCATTGGCGTAAGTATCGATGGCAGCTCAAACATTGTTTATGCTCAGTCGGTTTGGTCCAATCACGACAGCCAGGTCTGGTCTATAACTGTCGATGGTAATGATAACTACGCAGTTATTGATATGGACCAAGATGACAATACCGCTACTATCATTCAAAACGGCAACGATAACGACGCTTTGATTCTAGGCTCTGGCAATAACAATGTTTACAAAATAGAACAAACTGGTGACGATATGTACGCTAAGTTTCAGACGTTTGCAGATAATTCAGACATCTGGAGCACTCAAGAAGGAACTGGCAATCATAATGTGTATGTCTTTAACGCCAATCAAGCAGACAATAATTCAACCAGGGTAATACAAAAAGGATCTGGCAATAAAGACGCAGATATTTTTTGGTATAACGATGCTGATAATGGTCAAGTAGTCTTGACACAACAAGGCAACGGATCTCACTCGGCTAACATGAAGTTTTACACCGATGACTACAACGTCAACGTAATACAAAAAGGCGTTAACAACCAAGCCTATTCGGTTACATTTGACTGTGTAAGCAATTGCACTAAGACTATTAGTATTACACAACAATAATGAAAAAATGGATCTTGGTACTTTTATTAGCGCTGCTAAGTGCTCCAATAATTTACGAGATAGCGCCTTACGAAATATTAAAACTCAAGACGTTTGACTCGCTTGTTGTAGAACAAGAACCTAGTGGCTACTTTACAACGCTGAACATAACAGAAGCCGATATAGAAAAAGAGGGTGGCTACCCTCTCAGCAGACAAACCCTAGCCAGGATACAGGTAGACTTACTAAATGAAGGCGCTATGGGCGTTGGATACGTTATTGCGTTTCCGCAGCCAGACCGTTTCGGTGGCGATGCTCAGTTTGCAGAAGCCCTTTCATACGGTCCCAGTGTCCTGGCTATGTTTGAAAACGACAGCGGTGATTATCCTCCGACAACAGGTACGGTTATATTAGGCGATGATGTTGGTGGTATCGCTGCACAAGGTGTTATACAAAACATTGAGATCTTAAAACAAAACGCCAGCCAGGGTATTGCTGTTGCCAGGCCAGAGATAGACTCATTAGTAAGAAGACTACCTTTATTGTTGCGTACACCAGATGGATGGGTGCCCGCATTTGGTACTGAAGTCTTAAAAATACTGGCAGAGGCAGACACTTACATTATAAATACCAGTGATAATGGTATAGAAGAAATAAGGGTAAAAGGTCTTGATCCGGTCAAAGTAGACCCATTAGGACGTAAGTGGATAAGTTTTGTGAATACTCCAGAAACCGATCTGGCAGAGATGAACGTGGCCGGTAAGTTTGTTTTTGTTGGTTTTACGGCCAAAGGCATCATGCCACAACTAGCAACAAGTGCTGGTTATAAATACCCACACCAAATACAGGCAGCCCTGGCAGAAAGTATCTTGATACAAAACAGCCCGTATGTGCCAGGTTACGCATTAGCAGCTGAGTTGGCCATATTATTGCTCACAGTGGCCTTAACTTGGTTCCTGGTGCTTAATTTAGGCATAACCCTGGGTGTAAGTGCTTTTGCCGTCGTTTTTGCCCTTACAGGGTACAGTGGAGTGTACCTTATACAGCAAGGGGTCCTTATAGACGTAAGCTGGGCCTTGATTTCACAGTTTTTGACAGCTTCTACGGCGTTTTATCTTAATTTTAGGCAACAATTTAAGCTTAGACAGCAGATTAAGAAGCAATTTGAGCATTATTTGGACCCTAGACAGGTCAAACAGCTCCAAAAACAGCCAGATTTGCTTAAATTAGGTGGTGAATTGCGATATTGCACGTTTTTGTTTACAGATTTGCGTGGTTTTACGTCTATGAGTGAAAAAATGACTCCACAAGAAGTAGCACACATAATGAACACCACCCTAACCATCCAGGTAGAGGAAATACAGCGTTCAGGCGGAATGATTGACAAGTTTATCGGCGATGCCTGTTTTGGCATCTTTTCGGCACCTTTAGATCTACCCAAGCATGAAGACAGAGCTATAGAAGCTGCGGTTAGAATCCAGGAACGAATCAAAGAACTTAATGAAACGATGGAACAAGAAATTGCAATAGGCGTGGGCCTCCAATCCGGATCCGCCTGTGTAGGAAATATGGGTAGCTCAACCAGGTTTGATTACACGGCGATCGGCAACTGTGTTAACGAAGCTGCCAGGTATGAGTCTGCCACAAAGGAAGCTGGTGTTGATATAATCATTGGGTACGAATGTGCAAAAGCTTGCAAATATTTGCTAAAAGAACTAGAACCGATTAAAGTAAAGGGTAAGGAAAGTAAACTGAGGGTGTATACATGGGATTCAAACTTGCAATCATTGCCACCGGCCTCTTAATTGTAGTCTCTGGTGGATCTGCTTTTTACATTAAGTATCAAGCAAACGAGATAGCCACATTAAAGGCTAACTCTATTATTTTAGAGGGCAAGATTGAAGAACAAAACGCATCCATTGATAACTACCTCGCTAAGCAAAAAGAAACATCTGAGCAGATCAATGCCCTGGCCGCACAAAATCAAGAATCGATGCGTGAAGTAAACCAGCTCAGAAATACCTTCCAAAGACACAGCCTGGGAAACCTGGCACTAGCCAAACCTGGATTAATCGAAAAAATAATCAACAAAGGTACCAAGCAAGTCGGACAAGACTTTGTGGCCTTAACAAACCCAAATATGTTTGATGAAAAACCTACTACTAATTAGCCTTACTTTTTTCATGTGCAGCTGCTCTCTGCTGCCTAGTACACCACCGGTCGAAGTGAAAACAATTACTTTGCCCGCACCAATGTACCACCCTCCGATGCCGCTTGAGGTAAATATGCAAGATCTGACATGGAGGGTTCTTACACCAGAGCTAATGGCTGAGTATTTAGCATTAGTAGAAGAAGGAAAGGCACCACCAGAGGCTTACTATGCTCTTAGCACCCAGGGATATGAGTCGCTTAGCATGAACATGGCTGAGCTGAAAAGGTACATAACAAATGTTTTAGCAATAATAGAATACTATAGGGAGCAAGATAAAGAAGCTGCTGTAGAAACGGAGAATGATAATGAGTAATGCACCAGATGCTTTTGTTTATAACGCTACTCTAGAGAGAGTAATTGACGGTGACGGTTTTGTATTAAGTGAGATAGATTTAGGTTTCAAAGTCAAATTAGCCAATCAATCGGTTAGAATGGCTGGAATTGATTGTCCAGAATCTAGGGTCAATACCAAAAGACAACCAGAGAGAACCAGGGAAAAAGAACTTGGCCTTCAGGCAAAAGCTAGATTAAAAGAATTGTTAACGGGCAATATAAAAATAAAGTCGTTAGGCCGTGGTAAATATGGAAGGTTACTTGCCATTCCATACGACAGCGAGGGTAACGATGTATGCGCAAAACTTATTGAAGAAGGTTTGGCTGCTCCTTATTGGGGTGGTACAAAGAAAGCAAAAGTCAGAGATGACGGAACATGGGGAGAATAATATGGATGATTTTAGAGTAATATCGCAAGAGGGTCTTGCGTTAATAAAAAAATTTGAAGGGTGCGAACTAAAAGCATATAAGTGTGCCGCGGGCGTGCCTACGATCGGATACGGTTCTACAGATGGCGTAAGCATGGATATGGAAATATCACAACAACGAGCAGATGCTTTGTTGCTAGAAGATGTGGCGTTGTTTGAAGAAGAAGTAAATAAATCGGTAAAAGTGCCGCTTTCGCAGAATCAATTTGACTCGTTAGTAGCCTGGACGTTTAACTTGGGTGGTTCCAATCTTCGCAGCTCAACCATGCTTCGCGTTTTAAACGAAGGCCAGCATGACAGAGTACCCAGCGAAATGAAGAGGTGGAACAAAGCCGGAGGCCAGACGCTCCAGGGCTTAATACGCCGACGTGAAGCCGAAGGATTGCTGTGGAAAAACGAACCTTGGCACGAGGTTTAATCCTAAGATATGCCTGAAATCTCACTGAAAGATTTTGATGTTCTGTCACAACAAGACAAAACAGAAGCTGTTGCGCTTTTAAATAGATATGACCAGATAGAATTACAAGATAAGTGCCAAGGCGACTTTATCAGCTATGTAAAACATCTTTGGCCAGAGTTTATAGAAGGGCGACATCATAAGATAATAGGCGAGAAGTTTAACAAGATTGCCCAGGGCAAATTAAAACGTCTGATAGTATGTCTTCCACCCAGGCACTCAAAGTCTGAGTTTGCCAGTACCTACTTTCCAAGCTGGATGATGGGATTGCGTGGCGACTTAAAAATAATACAAACAACACACACCGCGGAGCTTGCTGTTAGGTTCGGCCGTAAAGTCAGAAACATAATTGACAGCGAAGATTATCAAAAGGTTTTTCCGGATCTAAAACTCCAGGCAGATAACAAGTCAGCTGGAAGATGGACCACAAACCAAGAGGGTGAATCATTCTATGCTGGTGTAGGTGGTGCGATTACAGGTCGTGGTGCGGATCTACTTATTATTGATGATCCTCATTCTGAGCAAGATGCTTTGTCACCGACAGCGATGGAATCGGCTTATGAGTGGTATACATCTGGACCAAGACAGCGTTTACAGCCTGGCGGAATCATTATAATAGTTATGACGCGATGGTCCACAAAAGACCTGGTTGGTAAAGTATTAAAGAACCAAAGTGCAGATCATGCGGATCAATGGGAGATTGTAGAGTTTCCAGCAATTATGCCGGAAACAGAAACACCCTTATGGCCAGAGTATTGGAAAAAAGAAGAGCTGCTGTCTGTTAAAGCATCTTTACCCATAGCCAAATGGAACAGTCAGTGGCTGCAAAACCCAACAGCTGAAGCTGGATCTATAGTCAAAAGAGAGTGGTGGAACCGATGGGAAGATGGCGATGTACCACCTTACAGCTACGTTATACAGTCTTATGATACTGCTTTTAGTAAAAAAGAGACTGCTGACTACTCGGCAATAACAACCTGGGCAATATTCAAGCCTGGCATAGCTGGTGACGAAGATGCAGACCAAATAATGCTATTAGATGCAAAAAGAGTGCGCGTAGACTTCCCTGAACTGAAAAAATTAGCTTATGACGAGTATAAATACTGGGAGCCTGATTGCGTATTAATAGAAGCAAAAGCAAGTGGTACGCCTTTGACCCAGGAATTAAGAAGAATGGGTATACCAGTAACAGCGTATACTCCAAGCAGAGGACAAGACAAAGTGGCCAGGATGAACTCGGTCGCTCCAATATTTGAAAGCGGCATGGTTTGGGCACCCGATGAAACATTTAGCGATGAAGTAATCGAAGAAATGGCCAGCTTCCCGTATGGTGACCACGACGATTATTGCGATAGTGCTACAATGGCATTAATGAGATTTAGGCAAGGTGGCTTTTTATCCCTTAATGAAGACTATCCGGAAGAGGCGAGTTTTTTAAATAAGAAGCGCGTGGTGTATTATTAACAACTAACAAAAGTGTTACACTGAATTATGGCTATAGAAAAAAGAGAACAAATTCAAAGCGAAACCCCAGATGTCAAAGTAACTGGTTCATCTGTTGAGGTTTTTCCAGAGGCGTCCAGAGCAGATCAAATAAGAGATGCTGCCGAAATTCTTGTAGCTGAAGAAGGCATTCTAATTGGAGACGAACAATTAGAAGAAGAAATGCCGGTAGAAGATTTTGGTGCAAACTTAGCTGAGCTTATAGAAGGCAGCGTTCTAAACAAGTTAGCTGGTGATATTCTAGATTCAATCAACCAGGACAAACAATCCAGGTCAGACTGGGAAAAAACGTATACCGATGGCCTAAAATATTTAGGCATGAAGTTTGACGAAGGTAGATCACAGCCCTTTGAAGGATCTAGTGGAGTCATACACCCTATCCTGGCAGAAGCTGTTACCCAATTCCAGGCACAAGCTTATAAAGAAATGCTGCCAGCAAAAGGACCTGTCAAAACCCAGGTCATAGGCGCAAGAACAGTAGAGACAGAAACACAAGCAGATCGTGTCCAGGAGTTTATGAACTTCTACATTATGAATGTAATGAAGGACTACGACCCAGAGCTTGATATGTTGCTCTTTTACTTACCATTAGCGGGTAGTGCGTTTAAAAAGGTTTATTACGACAATGTGTTAAACAGGGCGGTTTCTAAGTTTATTGCTCCAGAAGATCTAATCGTACCTTACGAAGCATCTGATTTATCTAGTGCTGAGCGTGTAACTCACGCCATCAATATGTCAGAAAACGAAATCAAGAAGCAACAGCTCTCTGGATTTTACGCAGATGTAGATGTAAGCAAGCATTCATACGACTCTACTGAGTCAGATGTAGAAGCTGAAATTGACAAACTACAAGGCATAAAAGGTAGTTATGCCGAAGATCGGGACCATACGGTTTTTGAAGTACACACCATTTTAGACCTGGAAGGTTATGAAGACATAGGCGTGGACGGCGAGCCTACAGGATTAAAACTGCCATATATTGTGACGATTGATGAACAATCAGAGCAAGTATTATCTATTAGACGTAATTACAACGAAGGCGATTTATACAAGAACAAGATTAACTTTTTTGTTCAGTATAAGTTTTTGCCTGGACTTGGCTTTTATGGATTAGGCCTATCGCACATGATTGGTGGTATATCCAAAGCAAGTACATCAATTTTAAGACAATTAATAGATGCCGGTACGCTGGCCAATTTACCAGCTGGTTTTAAAGCCAGGGGTATGCGAATTAGAGATGAAGACGAACCATTACAACCAGGTGAGTTTAGAGACATAGATACAACGGGAGGATCTTTAAGAGAGAACCTTATACCGTTACCAATTAAAGAACCAAGCAACGTACTTATGAGTTTGCTTGGTATTCTAGTAGATTCTGGAAAGCGTTTTGCAGCTATTGCCGATACAAACATAGGCGACGCTAATGCAGCCATGCCAGTCGGTACGACTGTAGCTCTATTAGAGCGTGGCACTAAGGTTATGAGCGCAATCCACAAAAGGTTGCACTATGCCCAAAGGCTTGAGTTTCAATTACTATC